GTTTGATTGGGCAGCCGTCTTAGCCCCGGAATAACCTCCGCCAGCCTTCTCGTATTTCTGGGCTACAAGTTGGGCTTTACGAGCAGACCATTGTCCAGGCTTGCCGCCTTGACTCGATGCCATGACTTGGTTTTTAATCTTGTTGCGTAGTGATGGGTTTGTGTACGCCACTAGCAGTTCCATTTCTTGAGTGCAAGAGCCTTGCGAGTTGGTCTGCCTTTGGCATCCTTCATTGGCCCTGGCATGCCACCCATACGTGCGCAAAAGGACTTCCTACGATTCGCTGCTTTAGAGCCAGGCTTGAGTTTGGATGGCTTTGTTGTGACAGCCATCTGCAGTTTCGAACCAGGGTTCTCCTTGCGGTACGAAGCAACACCAGCACGGTTCAAGCCCCCTTTGGGGTCTTTCCCTTCCTTACGCTGCCATGCAGCAGTTTTCTTTTTGGTTGCCATTACTACTCCCTGAACTTGTGTCCGTAGCCTACGACCGTGGGCTGCTTCCGAGGGAAGCCGCACCACGGTTACATGTGCTCTTTCCCCCCCTATAGTCCCCCCCATGCGTTACATAACTCTGTGCGTTCACAAAACCACTCACAGTGGTGTAACAAAGTGCGCTAATGGTGATGAAACAAAACGAAGAGTTAACGCTCACAGCACAGCAACAGCAGTATTTGGATTGGCTCTGTACGGCCCCTAGTGAACGCCAACCACCGTCCAAGGCAAAGATGGCAGAGTTCTTGAATGTTGACCCGAAGACCCTCCGACGCTGGGAAAAGAAAGAAGTATTCCTCAACCAGTGGAAAGCGGCGGTGGACGAAGTTCAGGGGTCGCCAGAGCGCACTCAAAGGCTCTTAGACACGCTGTACTCCAAAGCCCTTGACGGTGATACCAAGTCTGCACAGTTGTACCTTCAGGCTACGAACCGTATGGTTCCGCCTTCGGTAACGATTAGTTCTAATAAGAAAGCAACAGAACTTACTGATGCTGAGTTGGACTCTTTGATTGCTGCGATGGCGGAGCGTGAGAAGGCTAGTCGTTCACAGTTGAAGGTAGTCGTTTGATTTTGGAAGAATGCACCACATGTGGCGAGGAGTACCCTCCAAGGTTGACCAACTGGGTTTGTCCAACGTGCGGTATTGATTACGGCATTAAGGTCTACGATTTGAAATGGGAGGATGATGGCGACAACTAACGATGCAATGTACGATGCGTTGGTTCTGCTGTATCCTGATGCCGGCAAGACGCTTGGCGACTTGCTGTACACCCATTGGTCTGAAGTTGGCCTAGAGTACCGTGGAACGCTAGAGCGTGATTACTACATCGAAGAGGGTGCCACGGGCGAGACTCTGGGTGATTTGGCTAACGATTTCTGGTCTGATGATTACATCAGTCTGTTGAGTTACGATTACGATAATTACGATTTGTGGTTAGATAGTCAAATTTTTGATTACTATGATACGGTTGAAGAAGAAACCATTTTTGGTTATTAGGTAACGACTTAGGAGAACATATATGGCAACATTTACAAAATTAGCATTGCAACCAGCAGGTACCACAGGTACTGGTCTAGGTGTCAAGATTGCGGCTACCGCAACCGCTGGTACCGCAGTACACACCGCCTCTGCTACGGCATCAACAATCGATGAGATTTGGTTGTATGCGGTTAACTCGTCTGCTTCTTCGGTGAAGTTGACCATTGAGTGGGGTCAGGCCGATGCTCCCGATGGGAATATTGAGGTAACTGTTCTTCCTGAGGCTGGTTTGGTTACTGTGATTCCTGGTTTGGTTTTGCAGGGTAACGCTACGGCGAAGGTGGTTCGTGCGTTTGCTGGCACTACCAACGTTATTGTAATTCACGGTTTCGTTAACAGAATTACGGTTTAAGTTATGCCTATTCCTTCAGGATATGTAAGCGGTCAAGTAGTACAGGCTGTACCAACAGCATTGGCTACCGCCATTTTCAATGAAACGCAAGCAAGCGGCACAGCAGGCGGAACTTTTACTAGCGGCAGTTATGTTAAGCGCACTCTTAACACAACAGTTGTAAACAACATTACGGGCTGTTCTATTGCGTCTAGCGTCATCACTTTGCCAGCAGGAACATATCAAGTGTTTGCATCTGCGCCAGCGTTCAGGGTTGATAATCACAAATTGCGTTTACAAAACACGACAGCAGCAACAACAATACAAATAGGGTCAAGCGAATACACATTAAACACGACCGAAGTCGTAACCAATTCTTTACTTAACGCCTATTTTACATTGTCAGTAAGCAGCACAATTGAACTTCAACATCGTTGCGCCACAACTAGAGCAACTAATGGTCTTGGTGTTCCAACATCTTTTACCGATAACGAAATCTATTCTCAAATAACAATTACTAAGGTTGCGTAATGCCTAGGACTCGTGACACGGGATACATTTCCGCATACCCAGTAATCGTTGGCTACTCGGCTGGTGATATTCCTACATCTGTTGAATATTTAGTTATCGCAGGCGGCGGTTCTGGTGGTCGTGGCAACAATGATAGCGGTGCTAGGACTGGTGGTGGTGGTGGTGCTGGTGGTTATCGTTCATCTATTTCTGGTGAAAGCACAGGCGGCGGCGGTTCTTTAGAAAGTGCAATAACTATTGCTGCTGGTGTCACCTACACGGTCACGATTGGTGCTGGCGGTGCAGCAGTATCAGCCCTAAATACTGCTGGAAACAATGGTTCTGATAGTTCTATTGCTGGCACAGGACTTACAACTATTACTTCAACGGGTGGCGGTGGTGGTGGTAGGGGTAACAACACTAATGACTCAAACCGTGTTGGTAAAACTGGCGGTGCTGGTGGCGGTTCTGGTTCTGCTGAATTTAACGGTTCTGCTGCTGGTGGACTAGGCACTGCTAATCAAGGTTACAACGGTGGCGGTTCAGGAAATCAAAATAATGCTGCTGGCGGTGGCGGCGGTGCTGGTGGTGTTGGTGGGACATCTGGGGCTAGTCAAGGTGCTGGCGGAATAGGAATCTCGTCTAGCGTGACTGGAACTTCTGTCGTTCGTGCTGGCGGTGGTGCTCATACAACAGCAACAGACGGCGGCGGTGTTGTAACACAAAATGGAACAACAAACTCTGGCGGCGGTGGTGGTTCTGGAACTGACCTTGTGAACTCTGGTGCTGGCGGTTCAGGAGTCGTATTTTTGCGTCAGCCAGCAGGTACAAAATTACCAACGCTAAGCAGCGGTGCAACACGAGTGTATTTTTCAACAAGTTACATTGTCATTGAATTTATTGCAACAGGAACGGCAGTCTGGTAATGGCACATTTTGCAAAAATAGAAAATCAAGTAGTGACTGAAGTTATTGTGATTGCTAACGCAACGATAAATGGTGGTGACTTTCCTCAGAGTGAAGCCGTAGGTCAAGCGTTCATTGCAAGCATCGGACTCTCAGGTGAATGGTTGCAAACAAGTTATTCGGCATCGTTTCGTGGGGCGTTCGCTGGAATCGGTTACACCTACGATGCTGAACTAGACGAGTTTATTCCACCACCTGCGCCTGTATTTCCTTCTGAGGAATAAGTGCGTGGGTCACGCTGGCTGATATTTGCGCCAGTAGCAATACTTGCGTTGTTTAGCAGTGTCACGCACGCTGAACCGATACAAGGATTAGACACGACTTATTACACGATTGATGAGATACCGCCAGTTCAGTCCACTACCGAATATGAGGAATGTGGTAGCGAGTTAGAGAACAACATCAACCGTTCGTATGACGGCGAACCGTATGAAGAATGTACGGGCGATTTGTTCATGGTTCACATGACTGGGTTTATCGAAATACCTGAACACACCACCATCGAGTTCATGCTCGCCTCAGATGACGGCGGAGAAATCTCTATCGGCAATACCACGTTCGGTGTATGGCAAGACCAGGGATGTTCAGCCACCATGTCAGGCGAACTACAACTTCAGGCTGGGGTGTTACCACTAGAACTGTGGATGTACGAAAACGGCGGGGGTGCATGTCTGATGCTCGCATGGAAAATTGATGACGAGGATTGGCAGATAGTTCCTGAAGAAGCGTTCACCACCAACGGTGATGTGTCCACAACAACTGTGGCTGTGACTACAACAGTGGAGTCAACCACTACTTCTTCCGTACAGACCAGCACATCGTTAATACCAGAGCCGACCATGCCAGAACCGTCAACAACGACAACATCTACGACCACCTCGACGGTGCCTGAAACCACAACCACCACAGAATACGTATCCCCACCAGTAGCGCAACCACCTGCAGTGGTTGAGCCTGAACCCATAGAAGAGCCAACCACAGAAGATACGGAACCCATCCAAGAGCCTGAAGAAGTAGTTGAAGAAACAATCCCATTGGAACCTCCAGACACTTACCCTACTGTTGAGACACTAGATACCCTACCGTTTGTCGAAGAACTGCTAGATGACACTACCCCCACAGAGGTGTTACCTGATGAGGTAACAGAAGAAACCATCCCCATTGAAGAAACCCCAGTTGAGGAACTCAACGATGAGGAGTTGTTAACCGCAATTGAGTCAATTGAGGAAGGTATGGAAGTTAGCGAAGAACTGGCTGTGGCTGTAGCCCAAAGCGCAGAGGTGGTGGCATCACTTTCCTCCGAGGAGGCTACCGCTGTGTTCGAAGCCATTGAGGTGGACAATCTGTCAACAGAGGAGGCACAAGCCATCGTGGAGGCTGTGCAGGATGCACCAGCCGAGGTTCGTGAAGCCTTTGAAGAGGAAATTAACATCTTTAGCCCTGGCTTTGATAACTACGTTCCACTCGGTAGCAACATCCCTGTAAGTACCCGTAGAACCCTTATTGCTGTTGCTGCTGGCGCAGCCATTGCTGCTGCAGGTACTCGCAGACCGTAACGAATGCACCTAATGGTGTGAAGAAGATTCTTTCCGAAATCCATGCATTGACCTGGACACTAGCCGGCACTGGAATGGTGCTTATTACGTTGTCTGGTCAAACTAAGACATTGGGTTGGGGGATTACCTTTATCGCAATACTCATACACCTACTCGGTGTTTACTTCAAGGAGAATGATGAATAAGGCAAAAGATATTGCTGGCCGTATTGTTGCGCTGTTTTTGACTAATGCCCTCGGCGTTGTCACT